GCATAGAAACAGGTGTAGAGGATGCCCTTGAAAAGCAAAAGAAGTATCTGCTCAAAGAGATAAAAAAGCATGAAACGCTGTCCGCGCTTATGTCAGCAGGCGTACTCGAAGATATATTCGAGCGTGATAAATGCGGCAAGAAAATAAGCAAGGTGATGTCGAAGGAGCTGGGCAAGCTGATCCCCGACCTTGTGCAGACCTATGTAAATTTCGTTGATGAACAGCTTCCGTCAAGTTTCGTTTCAAAAAAGACTATCGCTTGGATAGACAGTTGGAGCGCCGAGCTCGGCGACATGATGAAGATAACCACGCATAACGCTCTGTCCGACATGATAAAGCGGAGTTTTGATAACGGAAATGACATAAACAGCCTTATCCGAGAGATAAAGACAAGCGGAATACGGGATGAATACTACCGGGCAAGGACTGTAGCTGTTACCGAGGTACTCAGAGCACATAACGTGAGCAGGCAGGAGGCAGCAATACAGAACCCATGTATCACTCGGAAGATGTGGAGGCACACGGGAGAACACAAAAACAAGCCGAGAGAAAACCATGTCGCTATGGACGGACAGATAGTCGATGTAGACAAGCCGTTCACTCTTACAGGCATGGACGGGACGGTCTATAATCCCATGTTCCCTGTTGACCCCAACCTTCCTCCCGAGGAATCCATCAGCTGCCATTGCATAGCACAGGATATTGTGGATGATGATATACTCGCCATGCCGCTGGAAGAAAGGCAGAGATTACAGCGAGAGGCTATAGAAAGCCTTGACGCACAATGGGAAGAAGAACAAAAGGCAGGTGCGGAAAATGAATAAAGCTATCAACACAAATACAGCACACTTTGAGAGGAGGTGAAAAAGGAAATGGCAAGTATAAAGAAAGCCAGAGAGATACTTGACGCTGAGATCAGCTTTGTGTCGCTCGTGAATAAGGCAGCCAACAAAAGGCAGTTCCTTATCACAAAAGCCGATGACGGCAAGGCGAAGTTTGAAACATTCGGCAAGATAATCGCCAAGAACGCCGAGAGTCACTATGTCACAGGCGTAGTTTACGAGCCTATGACGGAAGACAGCGACGGCGATTTTATGAAAGCCGAAACTATCGCAAAAACAGCCTACGGCTTTATGAAAAACGGTATAGGCAACGATGTGAACCACAGCTTTAAGCTCCAAAAGGGCACGGAAGTCGTGGAGAGTTGGATAGCCAAAGCCGACTGTGAGATAGAAGGTCAGACTATCGCCAAAGGCACATGGCTGATGACCGTTGAGATAACGGACAATGACCTTTGGGAAAAGGTCGAAAAAGGCGAGATAACAGGTTTTTCAATGGGTGGTACAGGACTTTACAGCGATGAGGACACCGACCTTAGCGGCAGCGGCAATACTGCCGAAGTCGAAAAGGAAGAAAAAAAGAGCTTCCTCACGAAAATGGCGAAACTCCTGGGACTTGAAGGCAGTATCGTCAAGGGTGAAGTCAAGGACAAATTCAATGAACGAACCAAAAGCAACAGCTTTTGGGAAGCGTTCTATGCACTTCAGAACACACTCGAATACTATGATCCCAGCATAGGCAAATACGTATTCGAGGAAGACGAAGGTAAAATAAGAGAAGCTTTATCCGACTTCAATGATATTGTTACGGAACTGCTTACTACGGAAATGCATATCGTCAAGTGCATAAAGCCTACAGAAGAACTTCTCGCTAAGTCGGGCAAGAAGATGTCCGCCAAGAACAAGGAAACTCTCAGCGGTATCTACAACTCGCTCGGAGAATTTATGAAAGAATTCGACGAGCCTGCAGAGGAAAACGAAGAAGAAAAGGAGGAAGTCGATATGACAGTTGAAGAAGTCAAGAAGATGATCAAAGAAAGCGTAGCAGAAGCTATGCACCCCGAACAGACAGAGCCCGTAGCCAAGAGCGAGGGCGAAACTCCCGTGACTATGGAAGCAATAGCGAAAATGGTCAAGGAAGAAGTTGCAAAGGCTCTTAACCCCGAACAGCCTGTTCCCGAACAGTCTGAAGCTCCGCTTACAGCAGAGAATATCACCAAAATGATAAAGGAAGCTGTAGCAGAAGCGGTCGAGCCTATCAAAAAGCACGCTGGCATGCCATCAAATATCAGTGATGGCAGTCCCGTAGAGAAAAGCGGTGAAGAACATTTCATGACAGGAATGTTCTGATAAAACAGCAAAGGAGGAAAATTATATGTCTATGACAAATGAACAGATAGTGAAGGACGCTATCAAGACCACCACGCTGACTAACGGTATACTTAACCCTTATCAGGCGAAAAAATTCATTATGCAGACTTTCGAGGCTACAAACCTCGGAGGACTTGTAAGGCACGAGATGGTAACAGCTCAGACAGGTGAACTGGACAAGCTGGGTATCGGAAAGAGACTTCTCCGCAAAAAGACGGAAGGTGTGGACGACGGCTACAGAGCAGGCGTACAGACAAGCAAGATTGAGTACGCTGTTACTCCTGTTCGTCTCCCTTGGGAGATAACAGAAGAAACTCTCCGTCAGAACATTGAAGGAGAAAGTCTCGAAGCTAAAATTACAAACCTTATGACCACACAGATGGGTATCGACAACGAAGACCTTTGTCTCAACAGCGATACTTCCGTATCTGCAAGCAACGAGGACCACGACTTCCTGTACATAAACGACGGTTGGATAAAGCAGATAAACGCGAACGGTCATGTGTATGATGCTACATCCGATACGCACATGACACTTGATATGTTCTATGCTGCACTCCAGTCGCTCCCCAACAAGTACAACGACGGCAAGCTCCGTTGGCTCATGTCGCCCAAGAGGGCACAGGAATGGTCGCTGTATCTGCAGAAGCAGGTGCTTGAAAAGGGCGGTGCTCTCCCCGACAACGTATACACACAGCCTGCGGCTATCCCCATTATCCAGTGTCCCTCAATGGACGACGGAACAGTCCTGCTCACCAACCCCAAAAACCTTATCATCGTCAACTCTTACAGCGTAAAGATACGCAAGACGACCGAGGGCAAGGAAGCTATCATGCAGGACAAGAGGTTCTACATGATCCATTACGACCTCGACCCTGTTATCGAGGAAGTCGATGCTACAGCTATCCTCAAAAATCTCCCTGCTATCAGCGGTGCAGCATAAGGAGTGACGGGAAATGTATAAACTCAGACTTATCAGAGGGCTTTCTTACACGGTAAGTCTTCCCGATAATAAGCGCATATCCGCTACAAGGGAAAAGCCTGAGATAGAAGTGCCCGACAACGTGGCTGAAACGCTTCTCAAAGGCAATAATTTTGAATTCGTATCAGCAGAGGGAACACTCATTTCAGACGGCGCAGACGGTGCAGAATTTGTCGTAGAGGACGGCGGAGAGCATACTGCCGAGCTTACCGACGAAGTGACCCCTGCATATACGGGCAAGACCCTTGAAGAGATGACAAAAGCGGAGCTCGAAACGTTTGCTACATACGAGAACGTTTCGCTCAAAGGCCTCAAGACCAAAGAAGCTATGATAGAAAAGCTCCGTGAAGAGCTGCCCCCTGAAAAGGTGACAGGTATCATAAGCTATGGAAGCCCCACAATGGTGGAGCTCCAGGAAAACTAAGAAGGAGGAAAGTTACATGAAAGTAAAAGGTGATCTGAGCGAATGCGGCTCTGTAAAGCTTTGGTACGCAGGTACCATCAAGTTCAATTCGACAGGAGCTTCAACAGGCGTTAAGCTCTGTGAGCTTCCTGCAAACGTAGCCATCACAAAGGCTACAGCAGTAGTCAAGACAGCGTTCAACGCAGGAACGACCAACGTTCTGACCGTAGGAACAAACGACGATATTGACGATATTCTCGGCACAAGTGACATCACCGAGGGAACAGCAGGCACGTATGCCGTCAACAAGTTTGTTACATACAATGCTGCGAAGACAGTAAAAGCGAAATTTACCGAAACAGGTACAGCAGCAACAACAGGTGAGGCAGACATCTACCTCGAAGTTGCACGCATACCCGAATAAGTGGGGTGAGGATATATGGCAAGCAGACCGTGGGCAACACCGACAGAAGTTAAGGCTTATACCGAAATAAAGGCAGTGAAAGAACGTACCGATGACAAGCTGAGGGTAGATATATCCAGAGCGGAGAAGTACGTTATAAAGTACACAAACAACACGTTTAG